CGCTAAAACCCTCCCGGTGAATGTACTTAAAGACCGTAATCAAGCTTCAATATAGCACGACTTGCGTGACAATCAATGACGTCACCAAAATCAGCATGCTCAAGAAGCGACAACATCTCGTAATACTGTGACAAAGTAATATCATACCTGCTACACAAACTCTCATCCATCACAACATCTTCACCACCAACGGTGAATGATCTGTTAGCGTTAACGCATATGGCGTCTCCGAGTAATGGGAATTTCCTCTTGTATAACTGATACAAACTAGTATTGCCTGAATGTTTAAACCCTGCGACCAGCTTTCCATTTTCAATGGCTGCTCGCTCCTTCAAGGGGGTGGACTTGTCACCGGACAAGTCCCCATGTTTCTGCCCTATGCATCTCATAATGACGCCCAAGTTCATCACAGCGGAGTAACCCCCACCGCAACGAACTGGCGAACACTTCAAGAACTGCATCTTCTCGACACGTGAATGCAAGACACAATCCATCTTCCATCCACAGGTTTCCAGTATCTCACGAACTTTTAAATCAGTGTCGTGGCAATTTGTTGGTGATAAAGACATGAGCTGAGCTCCCACACACAAGCTGGCAATGTTGTTCAACATAGTTGTCAATAAAGTCCCGGAATATTCAAAATAACGACCCTCAACGGCTTTAAACCGGAGTGCCGTCTTCCCGTAACCCATCTTACTTGGTTCTTGACATTGCTTCAAAAGTGCGTTCATGTCAGCAAAATACCTGTCCGGGACCAAATTTCCAAGTGTTTGGAAAACGGCAGGTCCCTGAGAAGAATCACATGCTGAAATGTCTAAATCATAATACAGCGTCCCGTCTGAACAAATAATCGTTGCTCTGGAATCGTCACTGTGATAATGGAAACACGACTGTGTCGTGGCTTCTGTGAAGACCTTAGTCAACTCAGGAAGGTTCACGGAGTACACAAACTTGCACCAACCGTGGTCGAACTGCATGTACCTTTCAGCAAGTCCGACTTTGATGGCTTCGATGAGCCATCCGGCACGCAATGATGCTGGCGTGCCGAAATCCGATATTATGCGGGCGTATTTTCCTGGTTTCGCCCACTCTTCAAGCTTCATCTTAGCTTGAATGTCCCTAAACATGAAAAGGTGTTTCTCGGAAAACAAAACACCATGGGACTTTAACTCCGCATGAGCTTCCATGCGTATCCTCCTCTTACCGTGCGCCTGTTCAGAAGCACGCTCCACTAATTCAAATGGATTCTCGAACGGAAGATCTCTCTCCAGGTCTTCTCTGAAGGCAGTAAGCTGTGAAGCCAAGATCGGCAGTCGGCGTACTTGAACCACGTGTAAGTCCAGAAGCCCACCAACTTTATCATGGAAGAGCCGGTAAGCCGCCAGACCAAGGTTTCTAGAAGTATTGGCGTAAGTAAGACCGCTGTGGCGAAAAGTAGGGCCATATACACTCCTATAAGAAACGATCCGACCCTCATGCTTGCCTTTCCTAACCATAAGCCCATCAAACCGCCCACTCTCAAAAGCCGCCTTTGTTCGTTTGTTAAGAGGCTCAAACAGGCCATTCCAAACGTACGTTTTATGTACTGCAGACTCAAAATCTGAGTCAACCTCCACATCATACTGCCTGAAAAACCCCCTATGTTCAAGAGCGGGCCCATCCCGTTTAAAGAATCTGATACAATGACTGGTGCCCCAACACAACCCATCTTGTCGTCAAGTGCCTGCATAAAAAGTCTCTCCTGCACAACACACCTTGGAACTAACTCCAATTGCGTGTAGGTGGCATCCGGAAACTCTCCCTGCAGATAAAACCTCAACTGATCGATCATGCCAGCATTAACCTTGGCACCGATGCACCTATCTTTACATTTGACAAACAAGTCGTGCTGCACCATGTGCACAGAATACGACCGAAAGCCAAGTGAATACGGTACACCTTGCATCTCATCCCCTATCAAAGGAAAGCTTAACTCTGACAAAATGTCAAGAGTGTCATTCTCTCTATGATACAACCTTGCCTCGTGGTACTCAGCACACTCTTTTGTGCGGACCTTGGACGCTGGAACGTCAGTGAAAGGGCGAACTAAATTTGCCGCCC